TGGCTGATGCAAGAGATTAAATAAAGAATGAATATGATATTATTTGAAAATCCACCTACCGTCTATTTTGAGAGAGTAGAAGACTATGAAGAGAAATCGACTCCGTGGAGACGGGTTCCTCCTGCATATAAAGGTTCGTCCACTAAAAGTGGGCGCAATAAGAAACAAATAAGAAGAGATCGTAAACGCAATAAGAAAAGATAGTTATGCCGCATTTAAGTTCAATGGAAAATCGAAAGCTTTATAGAATTGTAATTGATGTCCAGTACGGAGATATGCTGGACGAATGTGATAAACTGTACGATGGTAAAGGGTCTGGAACTGTCTTTACCGATGCGAATGGAGAAGCTGTTATTGATTATCTGAAGCAATGGGATAGCGATGAATGGGCTGACGATGATATTCGCAGCGAAGAACCAAGGTGGGTGAATAATGGCACTGATTCCGTACATCAAAAGGATGGATACATCCTTATTTACAACTCAACTATTGGTGGTGTATATATGCTGTATCGTGAAGCAAATGATGCTGAAATAGAATGGTATAACAACAATTGATATGTATGAAAAATGAAACAAAAATAACTTTCGTAAAATCTCCAGAAGAAGGAGAAATATGTGCTGTATTTGTGAATGAATTTTGGGATAGGTCCAAAACTAAATTGACAAGCTATATGCACATCGGACAACACGCCGGTTGCTCTCCTGACATTCTGAAAAATTGGCCTTTAGCTACTGAACAAGAATATCGGTCATTGTTAGAAGAACTTAACACAATAGGATATGAAAACATCAAAATCATTCAATCAAGAATATATTGAGAAAGCAAAAACGCTAATCCATGAAATCCTCGAAGATAAAAAAGAGTATGATGATTGGACTCAAATCTGTTTTTCCATACAAAATGCAGTACAAGCTGCGGCTAATATATGGGGAATATCATCAGATGAACAGATTAATAAGATGAGAGCCTTTATTACAGAAATGGTTCTCACCGAACTTTCAAATCTCAAACAGTTTGACATAGTGTTTAAAAAGAAGGGGATAAGGTCATTAGACACATTGTATTGCCCCAAATGTGGAAGTAATAATGTTGAAGAAAGAGCATGGGTAAATCCAAACACAGATGAAATCAGCTATAATGATTCAGTTGAGGAAGAAGATTGCTGGTGTAATATTTGTGAAGAGCATGTAGAATTATGCACCCTTTCAGAATTATGGGAAATGTTTGGGGATATTCCGGTAAACAATGATGATGAGATTGAAGAAGACTTCCTCAACTTCCCAGCCGGAACACCAAAGTTCGATGTCTGGCGTTGGTTCGATGAACGGTGTCTCAATAACCTGCACGATGATTTAATGTTTCCTCAAAACGATGCCGTATAAATCAGAAAAGATTCGTATCGCTGGAACCAAATATGATAGACGAATAAAGCTCACTCCAGACCAAAAAGAATATATAAAATGGTTGAGAGAAAAGCAATTAATCAGTTACTCTAAACTTGCTAAAATATTTGGAGTGAGCAAGCGTCTTATTCAATTTATTTGTTGCCCAGACAAATATTTGAAAAATAAAGAGAGTTTAAAACAACGTAAAGCAGAAGGGCGATACAAACCTACAAAAGCAGAATGGGCAGCAACAATTCGTGAGCACAGGAGATATAAGGAACAACTCAAAAAGAAAGGAGATATAAAATGAAAGATAAGATTCTTACAATGTTCTTCGACATTAATAGATGGACAAAAGCAATTGAGAAAGGCGTTCTGAAGGATATTCGGAAGAGCGAACTTATCAAACTGACAGAAGAACCAACCAGAATTCGTATGGCAGAAGCTATGTTGAATGGTAAATATCAAATAACACCACCACATATTGCACAAATTCCGAAGGATAACGGAGAGTTTCGTACTGTATATGTCAACGAACCTATTGATCGTATAATCCTAAGCATCGCGAATGATTTGCTATTTGATTTAATGCCAGAGATGATTCATCCTGCTTGTAAATCTTATCAGGTCGGTATTGGTTGCGGTAAAGTGGTTCTGGAAGTAAGTCACACAATTGTTGACATGAAAAGTGATGGTTATGTGGGCTGGAAATCTGATTTAAGTAAATATTTCGACACTGTTCCTATCCGGTTTATTGACGCAGCTTTTGATAAGGTGGAAGCTAAGTATGGTCACTCTGTGTTAATTGATGTATTAAGAAAATACTATCATTGCGGATTGTATTTCGATGAGAACAACGAACTGCATGAGAAATATCAATCACTTAAACAAGGATGCGCAGTAGCAAGCTGGTTAGCCAACGTGTTGCTATATAGCTTGGATGATGAACTGTCCCAATTGAATGGGTTTTACGTAAGGTATTCGGATGATATGTTGTTCGTTGGTCCGGACTATGAAAAGGCTATGACCATTTTACAAAAGAGATTGGCCGAAAAATCAATGAATTTGAATCCCAAGAAAGTAGAGTACCTGACTATGGACAAGTGGTTCAAATTTCTAGGTTTCAGCATTAAGGGAAGTATGATTTCTTTCTCTCCCAATCGTCTTAAAACCTTCCAGAAAGAAATAGAATCAAGAACCATCAGAAAACGTGGTATTACGTTGAAGAAGGCTGTGGATTCGGTTAACCGATATTTATATAAAGGCAATGGAGAATATAGTTGGGCGACTCAGACCCTTCCAGTATGTAATGTTCGGGTTGATATTAATGAATTGAATAAATTCGTAATGGATTGCCTTAGAGCCGTTGAAACTGGGAAACATAAAGTTGGTGGCCTTGGCTATGTTAAGGATAAGCCGGATGGTTGTGTTGTTAGAGGTATTGGTCGGAACGTAAAGGCTAATCGAAATAAATCTAAGAGTAAAGAAATTGAAGGTTATTTGACAATAGGTTGTATGCAGAATGCTATTTTGACCAGAAGAGCAGCGTACAATACTTTAGTGGCAATATTGTAACTACAATCTGAACACACAGTAAATGAATCCGAGGAACAAGTGTTTAATATCCAGATTATATATTAGGTACCCCGATTCTATCCTTGAAGGATTACATCCTTCAGTATCTACTCCGGGTACCATATAATCATCTGGATTATATCAATGAAGATAAAGAAATGTGTCGATTGTTATGAGGGTTTATAAAGCAGCACAGCAGGCAAGTTCAAGAAGAAAATTTCATATTCTAAAGTATGAACTATTGATCGTTCACCGGAGGTTACAAGGCTGCATAGCCTCTCACCTCAGGTTCTCGATCAGGTCATATTTATAATTATCATGAGAGTAAAGTGATGTGCCATTCATTTGAGGACTTGTAAAATAAGCGAAATACATCGAAGTTATCCAAGGAATATATTTTCACTACTCCGGTAGAAATTATATCCTGGAACCGAAGATTATATCTGTCGGGTCCAGGATAATCCAACCGGATTACATCTATTGGGTAAAGTAATGTATCAGTATTATGAGGATAACTATTTAGCACAGAAATGTAATTCAAGAAATATCATTTATATAGCTGGTTATATATCAGGAAGGGCCGAGTACTAATTGTCCTGGTCCGTTCCTGATCACACCAGCTTTAAATCGAATAAGTATAGAAATGTGCCAATATTTTGAGAATTACAACTTATTACTTAACACAAAGTTTACAGTCTGGGATTTAGTAATTTAACATACTGGACAAGATATGATGCCCGCGTGATGACGGTCATCCTATGTATGACCTAGGATTACGCGGGCATTACTTGATACAGTATATATCATAAACATATAGACATGTGTCACGCTAAATGGGGGCTGTTTTATAAGTAACACAACTTTCATTTATACAAGAACCTTGCGTTTAACAACTATCCGACAATTACGCCGGCATCTACGGTTTTATAAACCTTTATTCCGGCGTATTCTGGATGTTAATATCAGGCTTTTAAAGAAATGTGTCAAAGGTTTGAGTATAAAATCAAAAGTAAACATTATGAAAAATATTTATCAAGAATCAATACAGGCTGTAGAGAACGGAACCAAGTTTAAAGTAGATTTTAAAACACGAAGTTTCAAACTTAATGGCCAATATATTATACAGAATTCGCAGTATGAGGGAGACTTAGGTGTGGAATTATGCGCTTCTCTTGATGAGTTTCTGTCTAATGTAGAGCATTTATATACTCGATATAAACATTCTATTCCATCAACAATGAGTGAATGTAAAAGCCGAAAATACTTTAAGGCTTTGTCTGATAAAGATTTGGAGGATGAAGACATGTTGTTTGGAGTTGGTCGAGATATAGCACAAGTCGAATTGGAATTATACATTCTCTGTCAAATAATATTGGGTATAGGTTGGGATGCTAATAAAATGGGTAAATGGTTTTGGCAAAGCAACAAAGATAGAGATTTAGTAATTCTCAAAAACTGGGTTACAGTAGAGAAATAAATAATCAGACTAAAAATTAAATTATTAATAAGTTATGAAACAGTTAAAATTTGAATGTCCTGAGTGTGGTACCGAGTTTACGCTTACAGCTAATCAAACCAAAGCTAAGGAGCGTATTGAAGCTCTAAAGAAAGCTGGTGTTGATGTTAGTGAGCTTTTTGCAATGCAAAGTGCAGATGGTTTGGAGTTTATAGCCTCAAAAAGAGATGGTGTCATTAGTATCTTGGAAGAAGATGATCCAATCTTCCAGGCCATTATAATTCAAGGCACAATTCCTAATCGGCAATTATTCAGACGTTGGGTAATGGCACAGATGTTCCGCATAATTTATATAACTACCAATACCCACGGTGCTTATAAGCCAATTGGAGTTTCAGAGGTGATTCGTAATATGGGATATGAATATCAGTGGAAGATGCTAAATAACGAGTTGTACGCCCAGCACAAAATGATGCAGAATGGTGATGTCGATAATTTCAGAGATCGAAATCGCTGGTTCAACAAAAGAGTGGTATTAGATATGGCAAAAGACTATATCGAGAAACTCAAAAAGAGATTTGAGAAGTTGAAATTGAGAAAATGTAAAGGGGTACCGTATAAACGTATCAACGGCCAAAACATTTTCGTTGATGATTTTGATAAAAAAGTAATCAAGCCATTGTTGTTTGCAGTACATAAAATACAACATGCCGAAAACACTTATGAACTTTGGCATTCGGTGCAGGAGTTCAATAAAAGGCGTATCAAAATGCATTGGGGTACTCCTCAAAATGCAGCATGGCTAGATGCTTACAAAGGAGCTGGAGCGTTCTTTACAATGCAGAACATGATTCGTTTTCATAATTGCGTTATCATTGATGACAATGGAAAAACATTAAGTAAAAACGCGTCCCTTGCTTTTTTGAATAAGAAGGCAAAGTTGTACGAGAATAGAGAAGGTTGGCGTTTGATTGGTATGTTGAAGAAAACGCTGGATGACAACAACATTGATGTGGTTGCTAAAATGAAGGAATGGCGTAAATAACTTAATCAAGGCAGTTTTCATAAACCAGTTTAGGTACATTTCCTCTGGTTTATGAAAATAAAATTAGAAAGATTGATTATGAGAAACGATATAATATTCAAACGTTCCGTCCAATTTCGGGACCAAAATAAAAACAGTTGGACTGTAGATTTTGAGGTTTATAAAGAAGAATCTACTCGTATAAACCGTGAAACATTGCAAAAATTTAAACAAAGTTTCAGCGTTTCGGTATGTGGGGCTGGTGGTATGAGTGCTGGGCAATGCTACGATCATATAAATCCTCGTACAGAAGGACAAAAGAAACTTTTGGAATTTTGGAACAAATATCATCTAGGTGGTATGTCTGGCGGTACAGTTCGTCAAGATGAATATTTAAACGGTGAGCAATATGTTAACGACTACAATTACTTTGTGGAGTTGTTTAAAACATATAATGAACATTACCGTGAACAGTTTGATGATATTTCTTTTCAGATTCTTGTTAAGAATTTTAATATTAGTGACGCGGCTATAATACAGGTGAGAAATGTGCTTTATGAGAAAATGAGGAATAATCCCATTCAATATATCCTTGGATTGTCAAACAAATGCTTCCATACATCTTCAGACTACAACGTAAAATGTTTCTTTCTTGCTATAAAAGGCTTATATGTAGATAATGGATATAAATATGGTAATGGCTGGTTATACAGTCCGCTTCCAGATAATATTGAAGGGATCATAAATAATATTTGTGACCTTGTTGAAGAAGAAGAAACTGCGTTAACAGAAGAACTGGAAGCGGTTTTTGACATGGGGAAAGAAGGGTTTATTGCCACAAAAGAAATCATCCAGCAAGTAATGGATTTACGTGAATGTGACGAAGATGAAGCAAAACGCTTCGTAGCTTTGGGAGTACATTTGGGATGTACATTCGGTGATTTGAATGATACATTTGAAGAATGTTCCTATGGTGAACAACTATACTGTGCAAATGGTATTGATTATTATATTGGCACGGAAGATGAACTGACCAATATAGCTAATGATATAGTACATAATGATGATGAATACGCGTATTTATGGCGTGAATCTGTGGCGGCTCAAAGAACTACTGATTCATTGAGTGATTGGTTGGATTCAATCATAAATGAGGATGGTTGGTGCTCGGTACTTAATTCTTGGGATGGACGGCATGAAGAATATAAGATTGCTGGGGAATATATCTGTGTTTGTAGATCATAAAATTGAATTATCATGGAGTATATGAAACATACCAACTTTTATGCTATGTATAATGAAATTAGAAAGAAAGAAGCTGATGAATTACGATTAGCATTGAAAGCTCATGGTGGTGAATTTACATGGATTGATGACAATAACATAGAACAGCAGATATATAGTCCGCCTATAATATTAGTAAATTTAGACGGTGGTCCTATGGATGTTGTTGTACATAAGGTATGGTTGAATAATAATTCTATTAAATTATCTGTATATGATAATGGATGGGGAAATAAAATAAATATTGAATTGGATGACATTTCTCCAGGACATCTTTCTTATATTATTGAATACATGCCTGTTACAGACAAGGTAAAATCAGTGGCAATAAACGATGATTAATATGGGGCATAAAAAGACGATTGATTATTGGAGACACCCAACCAAAAGGGAAATTAAGTTCGGTGAGGGAGCTATTCATTGGTTAACAGTGGATATTGAGAAAGTTCAGAAGCCAGACGGAAGTTTGAAAAAATGGTTTATTCATACAGACGGACTAAGGTACAATCGACCATAGTTAAAATGATGTCTGTAAAGCAAAGGCTGTTCTAACAAAATAGAGCAGCCTTTTGTGTTAAACAATGGTTAAAGTGGACAACTATTCACACCATATAAAACTATAAAATCTATTCACATTAAAACAGTAACAAATATGCCATTGAGAATTGAGAATATCAAGTTGGCAGGAACCAAATTTGATGGTCGCGCTAAGTTGTCACCAGAACAACGCCAGGCTATTCAGATTTTGGCCCGTGAAGGATATAGCCAAAGAAGACTGGCCGCTATGTTCAATGTTAGTAAGCGGCTTATACAATCTATACTATCTCCTCCTGTTCGCAAGCACTCTAAACAATATCCAACAGAATATTGGACAGAGTTAAAACGGAAGTATCGAAAAAAGAAAATTGATTTATATAAAAATGGAAAGATCAAGTTTAATAACAAGTTGAAAAATAAATGAAACGCAAGCGTATCAAGTATGTAGCTAACATTGATTTTGGCTATCGTTCAATTACTGATGCAAAGCAACATATAAAAATATTCTTGAAATCGCTTCTTTCGCAAATAGGTTTACACCCAGGAATAGACTATATCGTAACAGCTAATCATTTGCGAATTAGACATGTGAAAAATATTACAGGAAAAATAACCACCACACTTAAAGAGATATTCCCAGTATTCAATTTTTATTGGAAGACTCCAAGGCTATTGGTGTGGTTCTAAAATCAATATTAATAATAATTTACAAGTATGGAAAAGTATTCTATTTCGGTTTTAGGAGCCGACAAGAAACAGTATGAAATCGCAGATTTCAGAGCAAGAGGTATGAATTATACTAATGCTATTGGCATTATCGTAACAACAGAATTTATGAGCCGTATTTTGGCGTTTGACACTTGGCAAGAACAATGGGGAAATACTGATAGGATCTTAACGGAAGAGCAGAATGAATCCGTTGCTATGCAAACTTTCTCCGGACTTGATCTAACCAAACGTATTGTAGAAGCACAAACTGATATTGATGGAATGACTGCCGCCAAACGCTGCTGGAACTATCAAAAAGGTGGCCTCCAGTGGTATTTGCCTTGTTTGATGGAGCTAGGAGTGCTTTGCGCATATCATGATGAGATAAACAAAGCAATGAAAGAAATTGGATGTCCCGATGAATGTTTACTTCCTACAGAAGATTCTGATGAAACCTGGGTCTGGAGTAGCAGTGAGAGCAGTCAGAACGGCAGCTGGTACGTGAACTTTAGTAATGGCTACTTCAGCGGCAGCGGCAAGTACAACAGTTGCATGGTGAGGGCGGTTGCAGCATTTCAGCCTTCGCCGAGCCTGTTGACAGGCGAGGCAAAAAGTAACGATTGTCTGCATAGTGACGAAGCTCTTATAAACATGTTACGTGAACGTGGTTATAAAGGCGAATTGACTAAGACCTTGACTATTTAATATTATCGCCACCCATATTTGATATGGTATGGGTGGCAGAATATTTTTGACACATGGAAACATTTAAAAAGATTATAAGACAATATGCACAAAGCGAAGTGTGTATGGGAGAATTGTTAGCTAATATTTCGGCAGATGGCATGTCTATTGAAGATGCTTTTGAATTGTATATAAAAGCTATGAACTATGCTGAAAAAGATGAATTTTATCAATTAGCTGACGGAGAAGTGAAACTATTAACAGCTAAGAGTGAAGATGACAAACAACCTTTAAAACAATTGTTAGATTCGCTAAATATGTCCTAATATATAAAATTGAACATGAATAAATACTATTTTATAAATATTGGTGCTGAAGTAATATGGCACCCTGAAAATAGTGACGAGCAGAAAGTTATGCAAATATGCACCTCGGTTTCTTATCCTGTTGAAAATGACACATTAGTTTCTCTAATTTTTTCTGATAAAAAAGGGAGTGTAAAAGTAAAGGCCGACGAATTAACTCCAAAATTGACTGACTTCAATCAAGGGTACTGGTGCGCACTTCAAGATGCAATAAGTAATGGTGCCTCTGATATGGTTATTCAGGAAATGCTACGCAGTGCCGGATTTACATACTGGGAATGTTACTGGCATATACAAAATTCTGATTTTCAGTCAGAAAAAATATGGTCGATTATTCGTGGGATGTTTTGCCAAAATCCAGATTATATTGATTGGAATGGTGCTGATTATCCAATAAAAACGGTAGTAATCTTTGAAAATACTCCTGATGAAGAAAAGGTGACTGTATCTGTAGAACGGTTAGCGCGACAATTATTAGATGATATGGGTAATTGGAGTACACGAGAAGCAGAATTTGTAGATGAACAGATTTATTTCTATCTGGATGAAGATACCTTTAATATGCCTGATGAAGATATTGTAGAATACTTGGAAAAACAATGAAATTACTTTATATAGATTTATTTTGTGGTGCCGGTGGAACCAGCACAGGGGTAGAAAAAGCCCGTTTAGAGAATGAACAATGTGCTAAGGTAATAGCATGTGTAAATCATGATAAAAATGCGATTGCAAGTCATGCTGCTAATCATCCGGACGCTCTTCATTTTACAGAAGATATTCGTACACTAAATTTATCTCCTTTAGTTTCCCATCTACAAAAATGCAGAGCTGAATACCCTGAAGCATTGATAGTTTTATGGGCTTCGTTGGAATGTACTAATTTCTCGAAAGCTAAAGGTGGTCAACCACGAGATGCAGATAGTAGAACACTTGCAGAGCACTTGTTTCGGTATATTGAGGCTATTAACCCAGACTATATTCAAATTGAGAATGTAGAAGAGTTTATGTCATGGGGAGATTTGGATGAGTACGGTAAACCCATTAGTCGTGATAAAGGTAAATCTTATTTGAGATGGCTGGATAGCGTAAGGTCTTATGGCTACAAATTTGAACATAAAATATTAAATTCAGCAGACTATGGGGCTTACACTTCTAGGAAGAGATTTTTCGGAATATTTGCGAAAGGGAGTTTACCTATTGTTTTTCCAGAGCAAACCCATTCTAAAAAGCCAGACCCAAAATTAAAGAACTGGAAGGCAGTACGAGAAGTGTTAGACTTTGATGATGAAGGGAAAAGTATATTTGGTCGGAAAACACCTTTAGTAGATTCTTCTTTATTAAGAATTTATGCAGGACTTATTAAGTTTGTAGCAGGTGGAAAAGATGCCTTCATGGTTAAGTATAACTCAATGAGTAAAGCTGGAAAGTACAATGCTCTGGGAGTTGAGGATCCATGTCCAGTAATATCTACTCAAAATCGACTTGGTGTTGCTTGCATAAACCGTTTAAATATTCTAACCGGAAAAGCATTTATTTCTGTTCATTATGGAAATGGATTTTGTAAATCTGTAGATGAACCAGCACCAACTGTAACAACAAAAGACCGATTTTCATTAATTTCTTCTGTGTTTATTGACCAACAATACGGAAACAGTAAGCCTTCTTCGCTGGATAAACCACTAGGTTGTATTACTGTTAATCCCAAATATAGCCTTGTAAGCTGTAAACCTTGGATTTTAAATACAAATTTTAAGAATGTTGGCACAAGTATAAATCAACCGGCACCAGTAATTACTGCAAACCGTAAATGGCATTACTTGATGAATCCTCAATTTAATTCTGCTGGTGGATCAGTAGATAAACCTTGTTTTACGTTAATCGCTAGAATGGATAAGATGCCACCATATTTGATTGAAGCATCTGGAGAGGGAGAGCTACCTGGCTTTATTAAGATGTTTCCAGGAGGACTGGTATATGAGATATATGACACAGATAGTGATGTAATGAAGAAAATAAAGGAATTCATGGCTATGTATGGTATTTCCGACATAAAAATGAGAATGCTAACGATTCCAGAGTTGAAACGTATTATGGGATTCCCAGAAGATTATATGCTAATAGGAACAAAAGCAGAACAGAAAAAGTATATAGGAAATGCCGTAGAAGTTAATATGGCACGAGTTCTTTGTGAGGCATTATGTAAAATATTAGTAACAACGCAACGTAAGGTTGCATAATTCAACAACAATAATATGGAAAATTTAAAATTTAATGTTGGGGATAATGTGAAAATTGTCTCTAATGATTTGCAACCGGCAATGGTTGGGAAAATTGGTCGAGTAAAGAAAGTGTATCCGTCATTTTCTGAAGATTCAGATAACAATGTTCAGCCTTCTTACTTTTATCGTGTTGAAGTTGGAGGAGCTGTTTTAAAAGGAATTGCAGCAAGCAGTGATCTGGAAAAAGTATAGAAAAATGATATGAAAAAATACCGAGTGACGATTGACTTGGATGCTTTTGAAATAGTGGTTTCGGCTAATAATAAAGCCGAAGCCAAAAGAAAAGCTATCGAGAGACTTCAAAGAAAGAAGATCACTTCCCTGATTCGTAAATCTTGGCCTGACAATAAGAAAGAGGTGTATGTTGATGAGGAATAATTTGAGAATCAAAAGGAGATATGAGCAAAGATAATATTACAGAGTCTGTGAATACATGGGATAATTTCTATCAAAGTCGTGTCTGTAACGACAGTTATGTGAATGTCTTTTGTAAAAAATATAACCGGTTTATAGAAGAAATAATTATCAATATACAACAAATATCCTACGACCTGAAAGCACCCCTTATCTTAAAGGAGGAAGGATGTGGAATAGGTACTGTAAGCCTTGCTATTTCGCAAATAGGAGAGAGATTGTTTAATTATTTTGGATTAACAGGTGTTTCTGATGTAAAGAAAATTTCAAAAGTCGTCTTCTCTGACATCAATATTCCTATGTTGGAGCTATGTTGCAAGAACACACTCTCAATATCCACGGATAATTACTTAGGAAAAGTCCCATTGTTTTATGTTAAAGAGAATATTTGTGAACCTAAGTTTTTTGAATCATCTACAGTAGTGGTAACACATGGGGTCTTGGAACATTTTTCTGATGTAGATATAACAAGAATCATGTCAACATATAACAATGATAAGGTTTTGTTTCAAGCTCATTATGTTCCAACTAGCCAATACACGTCTCCTTCTTTTGGAGACGAACGTTTGCTGCCTACAGATTACTGGATCACATTAGTAAAACCGGATTATTATCTTCTTGATAATAATGGTAAAGATTTGTATATGTTTAAAACTAAACCGGCACCGACAAGAAGATAAGAGAGTCTATAAATGATAAATTTTGAGAACATGGCAACTAATGTTAATAATGCGGAAAGATTAAGAAGTTATTTTCTTTCTCACAAACAAAGGGAAAATATTATCAATGTATGTAGAGCACGCCCAAATTGGGACGGTTGTGACTATTGTGACTTATATTCAGGTTCAGGGCTTCCATGTTGGAAGCAAGATGATAAACATAATTGTTGCAAATTAGAGGAACAAAACAAAAAACAAGAATGTATGAAAGAAAAATCAGAAACAAAAGATTTAGCAATGACACCTAAAGAACAGGAAATGGATTTGCGTAGATGGTGTGTGGAAGTATCGGTGAAAATCTGTGATAAAGAATCCATCATTGAAGTTGCCGAAAAACTGTACAAATGGATTACACAATAGAAAATGACGTAAAGTCAGGTAGCAATAGTTGTGCACGCCCTGACTTTAAACATTAGTCTAATTCAAAAACAACATGTCCTTTACCAGCAGCAGCTATGTTAATTAGCTCTGATGTTAATTTGCATCCTGCATTGGTACAAATGAGAGTTACGTTATTCTTTGACGCAGCCATAGCAATGTTGATTAGTTCTGAAGTTAGTTTTGATTTACAGTTAATCTTTACACTTCCACCTGCGTTGAGGATGTTGATAATTTCACTAGTTAATTTCATAAACAATAATTTTTTAAATTCGACAGTTGTAAAAGTAGTAATAAAAAACAAAGGGCGCATCCATTTCAGCAATAATTTTAAAATTCGACACTTTATTTTTATTAGGGTGTGCTCTTTAACTAATAAATGTATAGAAATGAAGATAAGAATAGGAAAATCTTTTGATAAAGAAACAAATGAAGTCTTTTATCAGCTACAATTTAAATTGGATGGAGAACGGACCTATAACGCATATTCTTATGATGTTTTTAAAGAGGAATCTGACGCAAAAGAAGCTCTTAACAAACATCTAAATGGTGAACGTGAATACACTTATTTTGTGAGTGCTGAAAAAGTTAAAAGAACAATCAAAGGGAACCGCGTAGATGTGAAAAAGGTGTTGGCATTTCATGTAATGTCAGCTAAGTCAGATTTACCCGGTTCTCGTATTTGGGTGAAAATTAACTAATAAAAAGATAGTAATTAATATGGGAACATTTATTTTTAGACTATGCATTGATAATACACTTTGCTTAGTTACCGCTTTTGATAAAATAGAAGCAGAACACATGTTGGAGAAAAACAAAGGCATCATCTCAAAGGCCGAGTATTATTTTGTTGGGGTAACGAGCGGGGTGATTACTATTAGTAAAGATGGAAATTTAACTTATTAAATATCGTAAATGAGTAAAAAGAGAATTACAGATGACCGTAAACAGCTTTTAATACGGTATAAGATAGATGAAAAAGGATGTGTCTCTTTTATAGACCCCTGCTGCGATGAAATTCCAGTTTGCCTTTTCGGTAAGATAATGGAAGCTATATCAAATGTAGAACAAGAATGGAATTGTAGAATTGCTAATAAAGTCGACTCTCTTCTGCCTAATATTACATTCGAGAAACCAACACTCAGATAAGAATAAATATGAAATTCTGTGATTTACCGATTGATACTCAACAACGATTGAATTGCGAACGATTGAATTTACATAATCGTTCAATTAATAGTGCATACGAAGTGCTATTGTATAATCAACCTGGTACTCGTTATTTTCATGCAAGACGTCATCAAAATTCGTGGTCTGATGATAAAGGTAACTATATGCCGTTTGGAGGTGGTTCTGAATGGACGCTGCAATATGGATGTATAGGTTTCTCTCGTAAGAAGCAAGTAATGGGTTACGATTATGTATTATGTCGTGGCAAGACCTATTCTAAGTCTGCAAATGGGACAATTATTCCGGCTTCTGTAAAAACAAAGAAGGAGGTTTTGAGTATAGCAAAAGCGATTGGAATATTGAAAACATTGGTTTAATTAAAGTTGATATACAATATGGGTAAAACAATAGTTAATGAAATCGAGAAATGTACACAATGTCCGCATTGTACAATTCTTCCGGACCCAGATCCGTATGATTGGTTTTGTGACGATGACGTAAAACTCTTCTGTGAAAAATTAAAAAGGACAGTAGCCGCTGCACTTCGACCCTACGAAAGTGACGAAGTTGATATTCCCAGTGATTGTCCTCTGGAATAAAATATAATAATAAGAAATATGAACGAAACATTGGAACAACAAATTAAACGTCTGGAATTCTGTCGTGATTGTATTGACCAGTCTTATCCAGCAGGAAGAGATGAATATCATCGTCTTGAACGGATGATTGAAGAATTGAAAGAACAGCTAAAATCTGTTGATTATGTATATAGCAAGAGACAAAGACGGTGATTTGTATCTTTATAGAGAACGACCCGTGAAGCATGATAAAAAGGAAAATTGGCAACCATGTAGTGACAATCCCCATGATTTCTACAAGCTAGACTCATCTTTATTTCCCGAAGTAAAATGGGAAGATGAAGAGCCGACAGAAGTTGAATTGGTAAAGAAGGAGAAAGTATGAGTTATGATTTTTTAGGAGACATAGATCGAATAGGTACGGATGCCTACAAACAAGGTGAAGAAGATGCCAAGAAAAGGGCTATAGAAATTTTGGCTTCTGTTTTAGAGAATTGGGTACATGGTGGTGATGCAGACTGTATCATTGCCGAATTTGAAGAAGAACTAATGAAAAAATAATAACGATATGGCACAGTTTATAACACAAGTTGCAACAAGCATAGAGCAGTCGCAACAATTAATAGAGTTAGGTGTAAAACCTGAAACAGCAGATTTGGTATATCGCTGTACAAAATCAAAAACTGATTCATTGGAATGGGAACTACAATTGTGTCCGCCATCACTGGAAGACATAGATAACAATGACATTCCAGCATGGAGCTTGGCCCGGTTACTTGAACTGCTTCCTTATGAGATTCCTTGCGACAAACCAAATGTTCTTCACCATCCAGAATTGATTAAGTATGAGGCTGGATATAACTTCTCCGTATGTAGATATACCGTAGATTGTTTTGCCGGTACCCATATCGAGAACAGCCCTTTTGACAGTTGTGTGTCTATGATTAAGTGGCTTATTGCAAAAGGGTATTTTAGTAAAGAATTTTTGCTATGAGAAGAATGCCTTTTACTCTTATGGATGATCCATGTTATCGTCCATTCTGCAAGTTCCCGGAAGAATATTACTGGAGGATGCCTTTATGGAAAGATAGGGACAAGGTTAATTCACGTACATTTTTAGGATGGTGTATGCGAGTAATAGAAAAGGTGTACTTAGCAATGCAAACAGAGCCAACCATTCTACAAACTCCTCCTTCTTTGATAAACCAGTATGTACCTCCGACACCAGAGCATCTTTATTCAATGCAGATAATAATTCCTTCTCGACCTCTTGCCTATGACGTTCAAGAAGAATTGCGTAGTTGTATAGAGTTACGCCAGCTGTACTCACACCAATGGTCAACACGACTATCAGACAAAGAAATACCACGCGGGTACATAGCGGTTCTTGAAAATTATCATGGAGGGAAACTAATATCCCGTATAGGCTTGCGCTGGCTACGAGTACACCCTGCCAAAATTCTGATCTTTTCTGAAAAGCTTTAAAAGACAGTTTACTGTTTTCTTTGTGGTTGTCTTCGTAATATTTATTAGGTGTTTTGTACATGATAAAAATATTTATTTCAAATAATAGTAGCCAACATGATATTCATTATCATAGTTGGCTACAAATTTAATAATAATGTGTATAATCGAATATAATCGTATTTAAATAAATGAACAAAGAAAGGAAAGGTAGATTCAACGATGTTATTAGTTCCCTGGAAGAAGCGAAGGGAGAACTGGAGGACATCTTAAATGAAGAACAAGACTCCTACGATTCTCTCCCAGATGGCTTACAAATGTCTTCCAGAGGAGAAAAAATGCAGGACTATATCGGCCTGATAGAGGACTGTATAAGCAAGATAGATGAGGTCGTTGGGTTTGTGGAAGAGAAAATAATAAAGAAAAAATAGGTATTATTTGTGTATATCAAATACATTGCTTATTTTTGTTGTATTATTAACTATAAGAACATGAATAGACAAGAATTTTGCCAAATAATTGCAGATATACGAAAGCAGTCTACCATTAAAATGAAAGATATTTGTTTTCAAATGGGGGTTATGCCTACTGCTATATATCGTTTAGAAAAAGGAAGTAGCAATTTTGAAATGGGGAATATGATGTCGTATATTAAAGCACTACAGCATATTCTTGTAATTGAGAACGGTCAACATTCATATCATACAAATGATGCACAAGAATTAGGAAGTATATTAGCATTAATTCGTAAAGAAAAAGCGATTTCACAGAGAGCTTTGGCTGAAAAAACTGGTTTTGTGTATTCTACAATAGTTAAAATTGAATCTAAAAAATCAATTATTAGTATAGACACAATGCTTAAAATAGTAGATGTTTTGGGCTATACAGTTAAAATAGAAAAATAATAATTGCTATGGTTGCGTTCATTTGTGTTATTATTTGGATTATTATAATGTTGGTACTAATGTTTCCATTTGGGTTATTAGAGAATCCCCAAAAACGGTTGTCAAAAGGAAATAGCGCGATAGTTATTATAGTAGGAGCAGGCAGTGCCATTTTATTGGACTATATGTATAACGAACATTATGAATTACTATATAAGTTTTTCTTAGCTATTGGGGTAATTGGTATTGTTATTTATGCTTTGGGTATATCGTTTTTTAGATCTAAAAGATGATTTCTTGTCAAATAGTAATTGGTAATTATTTGTGGTGGATGTGTAGAGGTAAAGAAATTAGTTCAGTTCCCCTATATCATATACATATTTATTATGTTTTCCATCTTTTATTCGGCTTATAATGGTTGTTATATCATCGAAAATGTATTTAGGATAAACACGAATTAGTATTATTTTATTTTGAAGGCATTTATGAAGTTTGATATTATCTCTTTTGATGTTTGTTTTTAAGGCAGCTGCGCCGCCAAAACGTTCAACAGGTTTATAATGTTGCTCACCTTGATATTCTATTGCTGTATTAATGTCTTTAATGAATATGTCAATATGTTGCTTTTCGAGCCATTTTGCTTTATAATGGTGAATAATGTCCAGTTCTGGAAAAAAGGAACACAATTTAGTATATAAATTAGTTTCTTCAACCCATCCTTCACCTATTTTACACATATTGTATTTAATTCTTAAATTATTTTCCGCTTCTCTACATAAATCCATTACATATTTATAGTATAATTCATTGGAATATAAATCAAAACTGTATATATTGGCATATTTCTCTGGATGATAATATAAAATATTTGTATCTGAATATTCAGAATCACATTTTATATTATTGTCTTTATTTATAAGTGAGTCCAAAATATATGGTGTTTGGCGTGCTGAAAATGTATTGTTGACTTCATTAAATAATTCATTTAAATGTTTTTTTCCCCATTGAGATATTTTTAGGTCATTAATAGAGTATCCCCCTAACAATTCAATTCCTTGATTAATTGGATAATGATAAATAAATTTTATACTTAAATAGCAGTGGTTATATTCTCTATATGTAAATATTGAACATTTTTTTAATTTTTCAAACCAGTAGAAAAAAGATTCAATGTTGTTGCTTATAACAGAAAATTTCATTAGATCGTGTATGATATATAATGTAAAAGGTTCTGCGTCAGAATTGTAATATTTAAAATACAACTTTTCGAGAAATATCATCCAGTGAGGAACTTTTTTAAAATTAGTTTTTAAGTTATTAAAAAAATTGTTACGCATATCTCTAAACAACATATTAAGGTGGAAACCAAAATATTTAGAGTATTCTATATGTAATCTTTCAGGATGTTTAAAATGTTTTTTTATGTAGTTATAATCCTCTTTGATTGAAGATGTCCATTCTTCATGGGATAGGAATGGAGTTGCAATTCGTTTTTTCATATTTCTGATATTTAGCAATGTATTTACAAATCTACAAAAATATTCATTTTCACTCTAAGGTAATAATCGAAAATAATAACCATTTCTCTTTTATCTTTCCTATTCTATAGAAAACAATTTTAAGAAGATAGTATGGAAAAAGAGTTGCATACAAACGAAAGTAACAATATAGATATACATTCAACTTCTTTAGAAAGAAAACTTTCATTGGCGTTGCATAAAAGATACCCCGTTATATGGGCAGCAGATAATATTCAGGAATTGGTATTAGATGATAAAGCAACAGTTGAGAATGTATATGACGTACTGGCAGAAATCGAGGATAAGTGCGTGCATTTATCAAAACTCATAAATATAGAATTTAATCCTTCCAATGTTCAGAAATTGGAAGAGGAATATGGGGTACAAATTTCTGAACATTGGAAAAATTACGCTCTAAATGTAATAAATAATTTTGCAGGAGAGGTGCTTGCTTTTGCGATGCAGGCTTCTTCTGTGCGTTAGTCTTCTGGATAGAAAGCAGGTTTATGTCGGTCGTTGATATACATTATTACAACTTTTATAGCTTCTTCTACATGATATTCGGGAATACCGTTCTTGAAAGTTGAAAAAAGTTGTCTATTGGCAGAAAGATAGGTGCAACACCCATCCCAAATACGTGTTGCGATATAAGAGTCGTTTTCATGGTTGATTCGTCTTCCAATAACTTTACTTAATAATTCAATTTGCTCTTTTTCTTTTATGTTCATAGTATTAATTGTTTTTAATCACAAATATATAAAATCATTGATAATTGAGCACAATTGTGGTTAATAAATTTTTCAAAATAAATCCAATAACATAACCATTCCCCTTTTTTCATTCTATTCTATAGAAAACGATAAAGAATATGGAAGAGCCTAAAAATGCAAAATTATTTTTGGCATTAAAAAGTAGATATGCCTTACACAATACCGACCGTTTGGTAGAGTTCATATTGGATAAGCAGAAGACATCCTTTGATTTTATTACTGAGATTATTCCTCAAATAGAAGAAGAGAATAAAAAAGCTCCTAAACTTTTCAAGGTAACTGTTGATACGGATGTTCTGGAAAGGTTACGTGGAAAACAATCATGTAAGGGGAAATACCCCCTTAATGATGCGAATATAGCAAATGAAGTAAGGCTGATAGAAGTATATTTAGCAGATAAGGTTTGGGACCTTGTTGAACTAGCCTATATGGACCAACGCTAAAATTATAATATTATTATTGAATAAAATTTTGTTATATGAAAGCTATTATTGAAGCAAAAAAATATAGGGACACTGATTCTTCGTATATTGTTGTCGAGATACGTTTTTTGTGTGTTCCTATATTTTATTATAAAAAGCAATGGGCTTGTTAGTCAATTTTTACGAAAGCATTTATATTTCCTGTTATTGTAAGATATGCTCCTTGGGTATGACTCCAGTACACTGCGGTTAAATGATCATTGTCTATTTTATCTATAACAACCATCTTTATGGGATCAATGGCATTGACAATTTTTACGCTGTCTCCAATTTCTATATTCATAATGATAAATATTTATTAATCGTTTCAGCAAAGATACTGCTATTTATTGATAATTGAATACAATTGTAGCCAATTAATTTTCCAATAATGTACTTGGTTTTCTAAACTAATCCTATCCAGTTTCAACTATTACTTAAAAAAGGCCGGAGATATATTCTCCAGCCATACAGATAAAATTCATCAATTTGCAGAGTCTTTTTGACTCCTTTTGGTTAGTCCTGCAAACCTTGCGATGGCGGCTGAAATAATATCATAAACCAGAATAGCATAATTGATCCATGATATTCCAGGTGCATCGACAAGGTTTGCTACTAAAAGGGCAACCAACATGACTAATCTTACCATGTTGGTTGCAAAATTACATAAATCGTTGATAATCGTATATAATCATTTATAAATATGACAAAAAACAAATTATCTATTGCGCCTCCAGATAAGAAGAAGACTTTGGAGGCGTTTTTTCGTTATTATGAGTTAAGCCGTTTATTGTTCGGTCAAAAGCAAAACGAAATATATGATGTCACGGATATTCCGAAGACAAATAAGTTTTATGAGCTAGCGAAAGAAATAGCTAAACAATTAGAAATTGACTGGGAAAATATGACACATGAAGAAAGTAATCGTGTTATGTTGGCCCTATTGGAAGATTCATTCAATCTTATACGCGATATTGAAGACTCCAAATCTATAATCCTTCAAACTAAAATAGTGATAAAGAAATGAGTGATGCACAGATTTATGACTTGTATGCTCAAAAGATTTCGGATATAACCAATATTCCATATCCTTATATTATTGTATTGAGAGACAATGGCTTGTTGAATCAGAAAGAAGCAAGAGATAAGTTAATCCGATATGATTATTGGAAATTGATGAAAACAAACAAATTCACACATAACCAGATACTTGAAAAACTTTCTGGTATATATGATGTCAATAAACGTAAAATTTTATATGCGATAAAAGTTAAACCCAAGCGCGTATATTATTGTAGGCAATGTGGACTCCAGTTATCGAAAGTCAAATACATGCGGAACGATGGTATATGCGATAAGTGTATTTCTAAACAAATAAAATTATAAATTATGGACAATCTGTACATTGAAGCGTATAAGTTCTATAAGAATGACTACGCACATGGTTTAGTATTATTTCATATCCAATCTCATTTTGAGGCTTATGAAGATGATGCTATTCAACTGGGGGCAGTACTGAATCTCCCAGTATATCTGCAAGAAGGCGTGAAATTCTGTAGTTTCCCGGATTATGAACTTGAAAACACCTTGTTGTTCCTTGTACAGATTGGTATCTCGGTTAAGACTATAGAATATCGAGATGAAAATGGGGTATTCGCAATACCAAAAGTGAAACAAATTTTGGATGATATTGAAGCTGATTATTGACATTTTCGATATACTAATAGTGATTTTTGTAAATATCTGTAATATAGTCAATTATATTAAGTATTATATTTAGTTTTATATATAGCTAATTTGTTGTGTGACAGTTGATTAAATATAAAATAATTAATAAATTGATGTCATAATTTAAAACAAAGTCGTACCTTTGCCTCACCATCTTAACAAAATAGTTGGTGAGGCTTTTATATGTAAACAAAAATCATAGGAATATGGATAAGATAAAAACAAAATTGAAATTTATTAAGTCAGACCGTACAGAGTCATGGGTAGGATTTGTTTCTATCAATACTAAAACCGGTTACATTAAGGGCGTTAGAGAAGACGCAAAGGGTCCTAAAAAAGTATGTATTGTAACACATGAGCTAGAGCCAATTATTGAGCCGAATGTGCTTTATGATGTACAAATGGTTCCTATGAAAAATGAAAAGGCTGGATACATCGTTGTAGCAGCGGAACCACATGCTTTTGATGCAAAGATTACTTCTACAGTTGTAAAGAACGCTGTGTATTTAGTGGAAGTAAAGTTCGGAAACAAGACAATCAAATACGATCCGCTGGATGGGGTCAAAGATTCTGTTCGTACTATTGATGGGGTTGTAGAGGAACTGTCAAAACGTAAAGACATCAAAAATCTATTGCTGGTAATTGATGATTTCTGTAAGTCAGCAAACATTGTATTAACCGCATTCCAGAACGATGGTCATTATGTCGCAGCAAAAAAAGTTCTCAAAAAGTAGAAAACCTAAGCTTCCGAGAAAAAGAAAAAAGGCTTGTATAAAAGCACAAGGACGTGCTTCGTATTATAGCACTGTTAATCTTGCTAAAGTAGAAGGAGAGTGGCCTTGTAAATTTTGGGTTAATTCGACAGTAGAAATAAAACCGGTAATGATAAATGGTGCTGTGGCTCTTATTCCCACACCCGCTCAATATTGGTAGAATATGATAGAAATTCCAGTAGAGGGAATAGCTACAGACGCAGCTCATTCCACGAAAAATAAAATAACAGAGTTTCAGGGGATAGATTTACGGACCGGTAAGCGGATCTTTTATCAGAACCTGGGTAATAAAACGGTGAATATTGGTGAGTTCTTAGGTGTTGTTGAAGCAGCAAAATATATCATAGAAAATGATTATTCTCCCAGAATTATCTATACAGATAGTATAACAGCTATAGCTTGGTTTCAAAACAAAAAAACAGCATCCAAGAAGAAATGCAAAGAACTTCAGAAAGCCGAGATATTTCTTAAAGCTCTTGCATGGGATGTTGATACAATTGAAGTCAGACACTGGAACAACAAAGAATGGGGTGAGACCCCTGCTGATTTTGGAAACAAATGAAAATAAATACAATATGAAGATTAAATTTCTCGTTGGTAATAAGAAAGTTAAAACTTTATGGCTCTTATTCCAATTTCTCTTTTGTATATATTTCTTCGTAATGGCCATTACGGAAGTATATCAAAGCTGTAGTATTGATTATACTTGGACAACTTTGAGTATATATGTTAGTGGAAGTGAGATAACTTGTGTACTAATATTAATGGGGCTGTTATTGAGTTTTTGCACTATCTTATCAAGCATGGCTGATTTCTTATCAATCTTAGCTTGTTGGGTGCGTTATTTTACGACAAAGAAAAACTGTGCCGCCAACCACGACACAGAGTTAGATGCAAAATAATCAATTGAAAGTATAGGACACTGCTGTTGATTACAAGTTAAACAAAGACATTAAACGCTCTATTCCTTTTAGGATGCAGGATAAATTGAGCAATCTGACATTAAAGTAAGTTTCGGTGTGTTTTACCTCAACTTGATTGGATTTAATGTTTGTCTTAGTTCTCTTTGCTTCAATATTCACAAGGCAGTGCTCCTTGCTTTTAGTTACCATTGCAAATACAAAGTTATGTATTTTGAACTTACAAACAGTAGAATCTCCTAATTAAATTAATTATAATATAAAAGAGCAAATCATATCTGAAAGGGCAAATATTATTGCCAATTTGAGACAATTGGTTCAGTCCTTAGTGGAGTTGAATATGAGAGCTAAAACACACGTGTCTTCCAATAAGGCAGACATTAAGAAATTGAGAAAAGACAATAAAGAGTTGGAGAAGATGAAAACCCGAAACTCATTCTTTATCCGGATTTTTTCTTTGTTCTTTAAGTCTTGATAAGATGATGCCGCAATGGTGGAATTGGTAGACACGATGGACTTAAAATCCATTCGTCCGAAAGGACGGTGCAGGTTCGACTCCTGTTTGCGGCACAATGACATAAGTCAACAAGAGTTCTTTGAAATATACCAAACTTAATATGCGATGAAAAAGTATATAGAACAATTCTTTTTTATGATAGCGGTCTTATTCATAGGCAATAGAGTATTCAATCATGTTGACGCTTGGTTGGGAATTGCTATATGTTTTGGGGTTTGCTATCCAGTTATTAACATCATTAAATTAATTATCAAAAAACATGAAAACGAAGATTAAGTTTATGTTGGTTGCTCTTATGGCAACAGTGATTTTTTCATCTTGTGAGCGTGTTGCTCCTAACTATGCCGGTGTCCTTATGGAGAATTATGGTAAGGAAGGTAAAGAAGATTTTAAGATTGTATCCGGAAAAGTTTCCACATGGGAATGGGGAACAGAGTTGTTTCAGGTGCCATTGTTTGAACAGCGTGGAGGATTTCAGAAATCAGTTACCCTAAAAGCTGCTGACAATACAGAGTTCAATGCTACTCCGTTATACTCATATAGAGTTATCAAAGACAAGGCAATTGACGTTGTTTTTGATAATAAACATATCGGAAACGGAGATGGATTTATGAGATCTTTGGAAGACAATATTCTGGAACCACGTATTTACGACCTTATTAAAGAAGAAAGCCGGAAATATAAAACAGATACACTTATGGCTGATGGGGGTTCTTTAGCTTTTGAGAAGAAGCTGGAGGATATTGTTAGGGCGGAATTTAAAGATAGAGGATTGGACCTGAAGTCATTTTCAGCCCAATTAGAATTTAGTGATCGAGTCCGGGAAAAGATTGATAATAGAAACGAGGTTAACACTAATATTTCCGTTATTGATCAGAAAATCGAAGAGCAGAAAAAGCAAAACGAACTGGAAAGATTAAAAACCGAACAGGCTCTTATCACATCGAAAGGGTTAACTAAAGAAATTCTATATAAACAGTTTATTGATAAATGGGACGGAAAAACACCGCTGTATGGGGTAATTCCAGAATTTCTGAAGATGACGAATTAAAACTCATAAATAAATTGGAAAGAGGAGGGGTGCGATCCATGTAGTTTCCAACTTTGGTTTCGCTGGGATGGCTGCATGGGTTGTTAAGAAGCATCTTGGAAAAATGTTTTGCACCCCTTTATTCCTCTGGATGGAAATTATGTAAAATGCTTGAATGCCTGTGAACCGATCGTATTTCACATTCCAAATGGCAAGAAAGCTCAATTGTTGTTTTTACGTCCTACGGACGGCTTATCGTCTTTTGATTTCCTGTATAAGAGTTTGTATCTCTCGTACAAGGAGGACAAGCAACAGCAAATAAATTTCCATTGCGGCTGCAAAGTTAAGGATTTTGCAGTGATGGGCAATAGTTTAATTGGTAGAACGTCCGTTTTTAACGGAAAGTCCGGGTTCAAGTCTCGGTTGTCCAACGAATTATAAATAGCCTGTAATATATTAAAAAGAGAAACTTTAATTATTTTTTAACTTATAATATACATTATGAAAATTGTTTTTAACAAATCATCTTTTGAGTTTGACGGTTTAAATGTTGTATTGAGCGTTATACTATTATATGCGGCGTTCAATAACGAGTTGTCTTTTAATCCCTTCTATTTGGATTCTGTATGGCTAAAAGGTATATGGATAGCTTTTTTGATTATTCTATTTATTTTATTGATACTAAGAGGTATTCTCTTAGTCATTCAACTGAAAAGGATATTCAAAGAAAAGAAAGTAAATAAGGACAATTAATGTGTTAACGCTTTCTATTAAATGCCGGTGAAAAATCCGGCTGTTTGCTCGGTTCGTTTATCGGAAAGGACATCTGCCTTTCGAGCAGAAAAGAATGGTTCGACTCCATTACCGAGTACAACAAGCCCGAAGTACAAGGGAACGAACATGCAGGTTATGTTGAGACAAGTCAATATACAAGTAAACTAAGCCCTGTCCGGAATCGTTGGTCCGGGAGTGTGATACCGAGCTATTGGTAGAATCGGTATGTTAGATGTCTTTATGGGAGTGTTCGATTCCTCCACCATCGCCGAAAGGGGATGGGTCGGTTAGGGAGATAAAGACATCATTTGCTCTTATAGCTTAGTGGTAGAGCAGATGACTGTTAATCATCAGGTCGGTGGTTCAAATCCATCTAAGAGCGCATTTAAGGTTAAAAAGATTGTTATTGGATTAGCTTATTTTTCTTTCCGCGAAGCTGTGAAGTTGTGAAACTTCCAGCTATCTGGTTCATTAGCCAAGTGGTAAGGCAATGGTCTACAAAACCATGATCGCAGGTTCGATTCCTGCATGGGCCTCATAAAAATGGGGAGTTGAAATTACTCCCCAAAGATGACAACCATAGGGCTAATATGGTTGTGAAATCAAAATGACAGCGGCTATTCGCAAAGTTGAATCAAAAGAGATATGACAGCTATAATTGTCTGAAGGACAACACAGATTGCAACTATATTGTCTCTTCGCTCTTGGCTAAAATGATTCGATTTACCCGTAGGTTTAGTTATATTGCTTGCAAAGGTAAGTGAAATTTGCGATAAACTGTCTTTTGACCGAAAAACTGTTAAGGGTTAAGTGGAAACCGGCCCCTGTGCAATTACTGGAAACTTCAGTACAAACACTCATCCGGTCATGGTGGTTACAGTTGCTCCACCATTATAGTACATTAGTTCAGTGGTTAGAACGCTACATTGTCACTGTAGAGATCACGAGTTCGATTCTCGTATGCACTGCAAAAATACAACCATGCAGCCAACTACTGCATGGAGAAAGATAAAAATAAATCAATTGTTAAATCTACGGACAATCCATTTGCCTATAAGGTAGATTGCAGTACAAACCGCGAAACTGGCAGTAATTGACACTGCTAATGTCAAGTCCAGATTGATGTCGTAGTTAACATTAACATTTACATTGGTCGTAAAGTTTGCGTTAATGTTTGTATTACAGCTATTTATAGCAAACATTTGAAGGAAAGCCGTTATCAACGGATTCATTTCAATCTGTTTTAACCGCAAAGATACGGCTTTTCTTCTTATTGTCCGTCTAAAAGCATTATTATGAGTAGTCAAACAAAAACATCCGGTAATGGAATCGGATTCTTAGGATTGCTGGCAATTGTGTTTATCACATTAAAGTTGTGCAATGTAATCAATTGGTCATGGTAGTGGGTGACTATGCCTCTCTGGGCATTTCCAGTCGCATGTTTGTGGGGATCGATTATTGCAGTGATTGTATGTTTTTTACTTTCATGTTTAATCGTATTATGAAGCGGAAATAATCACATATTCATAATGTACGCTGCACTTATTACAGATATTTTACTAATTGTTTCAAGGTAGTATTGGATAAGTTTGGGAAATGGATAAAACGGAACGACAATAAAAAATATAATGTAGATAATATAACCAAATAAATAAGTATATTTGCGTAGTGTTATGTAATTTATATAAATGATATGAGCCTAAGTTATACATTAGATAATAGTAGAAGAGAATATTGGATAGAACAGATAAATTCTATTCGTACTCAAATATTAAGATTCTCACTTGACCGTATTGTAGAATTAAATTTCTGTAATATAAAAAAGGAGGAATTTACTCCAGTACATATTGTTTTACTAGCATGTCTATGCGAACATTTGTATCGGTTAAAATTTAATATAAGAGTTAACGCTAGTGCTGAAATAGTAGATTTTTTGAAAGAAGAGCTTAAATTTCATTTGTATTTTGATAACTCTAGCAATGAACATATTGAGTCTGAAAATAGTTCTATATTAAATTTGTGGAAAGTCGTAAAAAATAGAGCTCAGGGATATAGCATAAGTGTTACAACCTTTTTCCGCAGAACATGTTTTGATGGGTATGATTTAACAGGACTTCAGACTTCATTGGATGAAATATATAACAATATTGCAGATCATTCAGAATCTAACGGGAATGCATTCTCTTATATTAGTTATGAGGAGGAAAAGCACATGATTCATGTTGCTGCTTGTGACTTTGGGGTAGGTATTCCGTTTACATTAAAAAGAGCTGGATATAATTATGAGAATGATGCGGAAGCTATAAGACAATCTTTGGAAGTAGGTGTCTCTGCAAAATCTCAGACGCACAACAAAGGTTTTGGATTGGATAATGTCACATCTAATCTTTCTGAGGGTGGTATGTTAAGAATGGTGAGTAATAGTGGCGTTGTATTTTGTACAAATGCTAAGAATAATGTGAAACAGTATCTAATAGATTATAATTTTCAGGGGACTTTGGTCTTTTTTGATATATGTATAGATACATTTGAAGAGATGTTGGACGATATAATGATTTAATATGGAAAATGTAGTATTATTAAAAGACATTCTGAAGGATAATCAATATCCAGAAGCAGGAGTGTTATTATTTAAAATAGCAAAAGAGGCTATAGATAATGGAGAAACCCTTATTTTAAATATGAGCGAGATCGAATCTGTTCCAACTGTATTTATGAATACATCCTTTGGAGAACTTATTGCATTGTATGGAATTGAAAAGACAAAGAAAGTTTTTCTTTTTAAAAGCATAACTAAAGCACAACTTCAAAGAATACGGAAGTATTTTGCAGATTATGAAAATATTGTTATGAAAAAAGATTGAATATTTTTTGATAAATAGTATACGGAAGAGAGGTTGTTTTATTACCTCTCTTTTTTATTTGCCAGATACATTTTAGTTCTATCAAAAGCTAATTTATTTCAATAAAAAGATATGAAGAAGGATGATGATAGGCATTGTAGCGAGTGTAAACATTATGAAATATGTACGAATTTCTATATGTATTGTAAAGTCTTAAAAAGACGAATTACAGCCAGAAAGAAACCTTGTAAACATTACGAATCATTTATAAGAAAACAGAAAATGAAAAAATCACTGGATGAGATAGAAGCGGGAGATGAAGTGTATTATACTTCTCGTTATTATTCAAAAATACTCAAAGTAGACCGTGTTACTTCAACTACTATCGTTTGTGGAAGCGAAAAGTTTAGAAAGCAAAATGGTCGCCAGATACCGGCAGATACATGGGGTAGTAGTTACATTTCAGTACTTACTGAAAGTCTGAAAAATCAATATTATGAAATGATAAGAAAGAAACAACTTATAACCAAGATAAAGTCAGTAGACCTTTTTCAGTTATCTGTTGACTCCCTCCAACAAATATCAGATGTTATTCAAAATAGTATGACCGATGAAAATACTTAAAAGAGTGAAAAAAATGGTATAATAACATGTTGCAATTTAATAGAGATACATATTCTGAAGCCAACTCTCCCATTAAAAATCGCATAGAGCGAAGAAGATTGGCAAAAGGACGAAAATAAAATCTCTAATAGTTATACATAGTCTAAAAACTTTTGTATCTTTGAAACATAAAACAAGTGAGTCTATCCTACATTTATTAACCTATGGTTGGTAATGTAGATGAATTGAAATATTGGGATGTGATACTAAAATGATACCAAATGTGTAATTATCTGACTATCAACATCAATTTTACCCCCTGAGGGTGTACAAAGATTATTAAAAGGAGAACTTAAAAGGTTCTCCTTTTTTGTTAAGAGTCTTTGTTGTTACAGTTCAGCTATAGGAATAAAAAATACCGCTACTCAAAGCTATATTCGACTTTGGTAGCGGTATTTTTTTATAGTGTAACTACTATCTATTAGAACTTGAAGAAGTTCTTGGCATTGTTGTAGCTGATATCTTCAATCATTTGGTTTACACGATCCATTTCAGATGCCGGAATTTCTCCGTTTTCTACGTCACGTCCTACCAGGTTACACAATGTACGGCGGAAATATTCATGACGCGGGTAGGATAGGAATGAACGAGAGTCGGTCAACATACCTACGAAGCGGCTCAAAAGACCGAGTACTGACAAAGCATTCATTTGTTTTTCCATACCATCCTTTTGATCGAGGAACCACCATCCGGAACCAAATTGGATTTTTCCCGGGATAGAACCATCCTGGAAGTTACCCAGCATTGTTGCAATTACTTCGTTGGCGCATGGGTTCAAGTTGTAGAGGATTGTTTTAGTCAATTTTCCATTAGTGTTTAGGCGATCAAGGAATTTAGCCATTGCTTTGGCAGTTGTGAATTCACCGATAGAGTCGAAACCTGTATCAGCACCCAGTAATTTAAACATCTTCGTGTTATTGTTACGAATAGCGCCGTAATGGAATTGTTGAGTCCATCCTTTTTCCCAGTCCATTTCACCGAAGATCACAAGCATTGCTGATTTGAATTTCAGAATTTCTT